AGTAGGGGTGCTCGTCACCCTCGCCCGGTTCAACGGCCTTGACCTTGGCAGTGTGAGCGCCGGCGGGAATGACCATCCGCGCCTGGACGTCCTTCAGCGAAGGAATAATGATCTTGTTGGACTTCTTAGATTTTTTGGCACGTGCCATGGTTACTTGCCCTTTGCAAGGTTGGAGATCAGTTTATAGGTGGGATTAGCCACAAAGTCCGGCATGACAATCGACTTGGGCTTTCGAGCCTTAGTGATGTACACCGGGTTAGGGCCTACGCGCATACAATATTCCGCAATTCGTTTCTTGCGCAACTTGTTTTTTACTATGCGCGTCCGAATGAAGGTATGACCAATAAACGAGCTGGCAGAACAAACCAGAGTGGCCATACTCTTCATAACAGCGGGCCCCACCTCAGGCGTGATGATGTCCTCTACGCCATCATCATTGCCTTCATCGGGGTCCACTAGTTTCTCTTGCGCGATGAACACCGTTTGTGACGGCAATCCGCGGAAGTTCATTATCTGGGTCTTCATGATTTCACCGACCGTTCCCCAGTCTCCCTTCGTCATAGTGCCCCATGATCCGGGTGGTTTCTTGCCGGCGAATTTGGCTTTGGACTTTCTGCCACCCACATCAGCAACGACTAGTCCCTGCAGCTGAGTAAGCGTATCGATGACCACAGTCTTGTAACGCTGGCCGCGCTTGTTGTGGAGCAGCCACCAGTAGATCGCCTCAAACTCTTCAAGTGTCTGAGGCTCGGCGATGTCCACACCATCCATGTCCGAGACGCTCTCGTCGCCTTCGTCCTTGATATCGATGATCAGGACAGGCTTCAGGAAACTAGCACTGACGGTAGTCTTGCCAGTACCGCTTCGGCCATAGATGAGATATGTCCGCTTACGGTCGTGCGGATCGGTGGCCTTGCGTACCGCGATCTCTCTGCCATCCTGTTGATGTCGAGCGCCGGATACGCGTTGGTCCTTCGTCGAACCGGTACGCTCGCTCCGCCTGAGCCTCGTGGTGCCGTTCGCGGCGGACTTGTGCAGCTTTTTCTTCAATCGCCTGGCGGATACGCTCATGCTCGGCTCTCGCTTCCTGTGGGAATTTGTAGCACCATTTAATCAACTCTTCCACTGTGGGAAGCTCCTTGAAGAGGTTACGGTGCTCCGCCTCTTCAAGCCGTACGCCGCGGGCAAACTTATCAAGCTCCCCCCGCTCAAGTCTCATCCTCTTGTTCGTCCCCAACCGACTCGCCTGTCTCAGTGTCAACCGCATATTGAGTCCTCTTAACGAAGTCATAGTCCAACCCGAGTAGACGGGCTTGGCACAGGTTGTTAAACTGGCAGCTGTCACAATGCCAATCCAGGTTTCTCCCCTTACGCTTACCATGCCCGCGCTCGATCTCTCTGGCTGTGGTGATGAAATCCCTTAGGAGTATTCGCTCCACCTCAGGATTGCGAGGCATGAACACGCGATTATAGTAACGCGACTGGTTCTCCACAGCAACATCTAAGAGATGTCTCACTTGATCCTTGTCGAGATTTTTGTGCTTCTTCAGGAACCGGCGTACAACCACAGGGAGAGTGACGATAGCGGCCTTACTTATCGATCCGTCCTTATTGATCTTGGGCTCCGACGGTCCCTTTGACCATATGAGGTCCCACATGGTGCCGTCCAACGGCTTCATGCCAAGCTCTTCCCACATCCTGTGGTAAACTGTGGACTGAACGTTACGCCACATCTGAGAATCGCTCAGCTGCTTCTTACCCGTCTTGCGATCCGATAGCCATGTGCGCTTGTTGCGTGTACGAACAACCCAGTCGGCCTTGCCGGTCAGTCGTATTGTTGGCGTGAGGGTTATCTCCATATCGTGCTCTGCAAGCCGGTCGCGAAACATGACGGGCTTAACAGGATTGCTCGCCCAATATTCCTCGTAGCCTGTCATAATGTCGAGAGAGTCTTGGATGATATCGCCGTATTCCTCACGCTCAGTCTCGAAGAGGTTCAGCTCCTCCACACTGAGCTCGTCGACTGCGTTCTGTATCGGCTTGCCGCAGACTTGTAGTTCACCCATCCTGTGGATAAGCGTTCCCATCTTTAGCGGACGCGGCCCTTTCTTCTTACGCAGGTTTTCAACGTAGGCGTAGTGGTATGACCGGCGACACTTACGCCAAGCCTTGATCTTCGATTGGCTAACTTTCAGCATCGCCGCCTCCGTTATTTCTTTCGCCAGTCAGGGATATGGTATTCCCAACATTCTTTCATCTCTTCGTTATTACTGTAAAACTCCCAACGGGCCATCCTGCGTATATGGATAATTCTATCCGTGTAATTCAACCCTATGATCCAATCAAAGGTTCGGATCAGGTAGTAGCCCTCTTGCAATTGGGCCATGATCAAACCTTGCCACTCGATCTTGCCCTTAAGATTAATGGAGTGAAACCACATCCCAACAAGTCCTGCGTTATAGGACTCCGAGAGTTTAGTGATCAGCTCCTGTTTCGTGGATACCACCTCACCTAATAGATTGGTATTTCCCTCTTTTGCTCTAACCTTTTTCTTTGCCATCCGCTGGCCTCCTATGGGATCATCAGTTTTAACGGCGGGAACTTCGAATGCATACGAGACTTACTCATCAGCATCATCGGAGGAACTTGTCCGCCCATGATGCCTACCCACACCTTCTTGGTGTTTTGTATCTCCATGATCTCCACCCAATCGAATTCCCAACATGAGATGATCAGGCTGCTATCGGGAGTCCGGAACGCGGGGAGCGGGAGGATGCCCGCTTCGCCGGTGAAGAGAACGTTGCTACCTTGGAAGCTTGCTGGGATTGCCATCTCTCTAATGTCACTCCTTTGGACCATGGGCCAATCTTGGCCTCGCCTTCTATTGGAACTTTCATGTGGATGTTGAGCTCGTCCATCAGCTTTGGCCTACGCATGATTTGCAGCACGCGCCGATACACCTCTGGGACGTACTTTTTCTTTACAAGGAAAATGATACTATCGTGAACTGTACCGCATAAACGAACTTTGTCAATGCCGTACTCCTCCGACATTTGTATGGCAACCATCAGGTTTAGCTCGTTGGCAAAACCTTGGACAGGACTGTTGATTGCCTGACGCTCTGCCTCACGACGTTGCGGCGTATCTTCGCTAAGGAGGGCGTGTGGCAGTCGACGCCGGCGTCCGCTAAGCGACGTGACATAGCCCTGTGTTCTCGCCGTATTTTTCTGGCGACGATGCCAACTTTCCAACTCGGGATAGAGCTCAAAGAAGTTCGTCCGACTCTCTTGCGCTTGTTCGTCATCTACGTCTACCCCATAGTTGTCGCGTGCATAAATCTTGAACTTCTTCCACCACATGCCGTAGAGGTATCCGAAGTTCACGGCCTTGGCTTTCTTACGTAGCTCTTTCCACGCCGGCAGTATATCGATACAGGCGTCGGGTCCCGCTTTAAGCATGAGACGGATTGCCTCGTTATACTTGACGGGTTTCCCGGCGAGCGCCTTACCCGTAAACAGGACCTCTTTCTTTTTACCACGCCCGCGTTGAATTTCTGTTAAGGCTGTCAGCCAGTGGGCATCGCCGCCGCTGGTGAAGACCTTGATAAGGGACTTACTACGCGCCAGTTCCGCGGCAATGCGCAGCTCGATTTGACTTAAATCCGCTTCAATGAATTCCCACCCAGGGGGTGCAGTGATAAGACTGCGGATGAAGCCGTCACGCGGAACCTGCTGCAAGTTGGGGTTCTCGCATGACAGTCGCCCAGTGACTGTGCCGTGCAGCTTAAAGCTCGGATGCAGCCAGCTGTTGACGAGGTAGGGTTTCCAGCCTTCGATGAAGAAGCTTCGCTGTTGCTTCGCACCGCGGAACTCAATGAGCGCGCGGGCGAGCGGATGGTCGGTGCGCATGAGTACGGACTCAGAGACCGACGGATTACCCTTTTCCGTTCGTTCAACCACAGGGAGCTTCAGACGGTTATATAAGAGATCTGCTACCTGTGGTGGTGATCCCCAGTTAAAGTCATCTGGGAAATCTTTGACCTTCGCCGTGCATTCGGCAAGCTTCTTCTCCGCTTCGATGATGCGGCGATCCAGCTCAAGCTCAGCCCTCTTGAATTGGCTCACGTCAACGTAGACGCCGTTAAACTCGATCTGAACGAATAATCGTACAACCGCCATCATGATCAGATGAAACACGCGACGGACGCCTGGCTCATTCCTGAGCATCATCGCGAACACATGCTTCAGTTGCAGCGTATAGTAACCGTCATGCGCAGCATAGAACGATAGCTCCTTCATCGGGCCGTCGACTTTGGTCTCTCGATCCACGTCCCAATCAGGTGCGCCGAGATACACTTGAGCCAGACGCTTCAGCCCATGATTACTGTTCTCGTCCAGAAGGTAGTGGGCTATCATCGTGTCGAAGTAGGCGAACTTCTGCCAGTCCACATTGAAGTGAACTTTCATCCACAGGTAGTCGAACTTCCCATTGTGCGTGATCAGACGGACGTTACGCTTGCGAATACGCCGGTCGATCATCGCCACGACTTCCTCGAAGTCGTACCATGGGCTCTCCCTGTGGTGACCGGGAACTACCCACTGCTTTCCGCGGACTGCGAAGACGAGCGCGGTCACACGCGAATGCCTCTGCCATGGAAATAATCCTGTGGTCTCTATGTCGAATGCTACCTCGCCGCGCAGCTTCGCCAGCATACGCATGAGCTTCTTCTTCGTGTCGACCAGAGTATAGTGAAGCTTCTTCTCACGCGGAATCTCTCCCGCTGCGATGATGTCAGCGAAGAGCTTTATGTCACGGTCGATGGTGGCTTCTGTGGCGGGATCGTAGAAAATATAACCGGGTGTCCACGTGGGAAGGTAGATGATGCCGCGGTGCTCGAACGGTCTCCCGCGAGCTTTGTTGATGCCCTTCATACTCTTGATGGAGAATATGGCGGCGTTGCCCATCAAGAGAACGAACTTCGGTTTTATCTTCCGGATCTGTTTGAACACATAGAGACGGCACGACTTTATCTGCGCCTCTGTGGGTTTCTTCCCGCGCGGTGGCTCGCAATTGACAGCGCTGGCGAAGTACGGATTGTGGATACCGTGTCGCGCGAGCAATGCTCGGATGCGTCCATTATTGCCGCGGGCATCGGGTGTCTCGCCGATAACCATAATCTCGGATTGTTCCTGTCCGCGCAGGATATCGCATACCTTCGCACATCCGGCGCTGAGGCGGCACCGGGTGCAATTGCTATCACGCATAGAGACTCTCGGGATCGATGGGGGTGGAATGACCGTAGCGTGTAATGTACCCGGCGGGCGTGACCTTGTAAACTTCCATGACGCGCGCTAGATGATCGAGCGGCACTGTGCTTCTGAACTCGATCCCGTAGAAAAGGCGTACAATCTTATGGCGTCTGTTGTAGATGATGTTGGCACAATCTGAGCATGGACTGTGGCTCACATATAGGTCATACTCACAGCCATCGTGGAGTGCTGCTCTTCCGATAGCGTTGGCTTCAGCGTGGATAGACCTACTGCATGGCTCATGTGTGAGACATTCTGGCCCACAGTGTGATGCGCCAGGCTTAGGGCCGTTGTATCCCATGCTGATGACTGTTCGTGTCAGATGACAGAACACGAGGGCGCCGACGTTGAGCCGAGAGCACGTCGAACGCTCACTCGCTAGGATTGCATGACGCATCAGATGAAGGGGCCGGCTCGGTCGTGTTGTCATCTGTCTCGTATCTCCAGCCGTCAAACTCGCCACAGTAGTCATTGTCTTTTACTTTGGGCCATACGGCCTCTACCTCGGTTACTCCCTCATACACCATGGCTACAGGGATGGGAGGGAATCTCCGGCATTGTCCTTTGATGAAACCCAGCTCCAACGACTTACTTCTGGGTTTCATCATGTGGGTACAGTTCTGGCACTTTGGTTTCATATCGTGGCCATGTCTGACATGAAGCGCTCGAGGATCTCTTGCGCAGTTGGTATCCTGACCTTCGTGTCACCCCATTGCTGGCGCTGCATCAGGTTGCCGATGCGTTGGTGCCACACTTTCATCTTTCCGATGACTGCAACTTTGACGCGATCACGTTCGGTCTTGAAGCGCCGTGCAGCGCGGTCGAGGACTGGGCGGTGTACATTCGCCCACGTATCCTTGGTCTTCTCGTAGTGGCGCTCGCTGGCGTTGGCGCCGTCGGTGCGGTAGAGGGGCGCCGACAACAGCGCCGCCTCGAGTGCGCGTTGGTAAGCGAGCGCTTGCAACAGCTGGT